TCATTCAACCCAACATACACAAGTCACAACTATTAGGCTACCATGCTAACGGTGCGGCGACTGCTCTTCCCGATGGGTCAGTTAATGAACTCACCAGTCAACAGGTAGCATTGGTTGTAGGCTTGCGTGAACCCGACAGTGCTACAGGTGCAGTGGGCCTTGTATTAGCCGAAGCAATAATGGCTGATGTAAGAGGTTGTGAGATATTCATTAACGAACTCATCATAGACCATGACCCCGACCACGGAAGCCAATTCACCAATATCCCACCATTGATGTTGTACAATCCACTCGGTGTACAAGGAACTGAAAGTCCTGCATTTGTTAAGCGGTCACTTCCATACCAACCTCAAATGTTCGTTAGGTCATCACCCGGTATGACAACAAACATTCCGTGGTGGAGTATAATTCACAAGGTAGGGCCGGATGATAGCACGGCTACAGGTTTCCGCCATCTTGACCATTCTCGCTTTGACAACTACTACGAGTTCCTTCGTGCAAGCGCAGGTAGTATTGCTTGTCAAATCACTCTTGCAGGATACCCAAGTACCCATCCCGACATATATCACGAAGTGCTTGAAAACATCAGTCTTAATCCAGTATGTACATTTGTCAGTCTTACTTCAAGCACCGTTATCAAAGTCAATGACGCTCGTGGCTTCCCACAAAAACCGTATTACGGGAACAAATTGGAATACACGGATGCTAACGGTGTACGACGCACGCACACCTATACCGAGCGTAGCGGTTATGATGCAAGTAACATGAACAAACCACTACAGTTTACTATTGTAGCCAACAGTGCTTTTACCAGTAATTTAACTGCTGGAACTAAAATTCGGCTTACTCGTGCCTATGATTTCCGTCCTGCTGGTTCCATCTTCACTGAATCGCTATCAAGCATGGTACCTCGTATTCTCCCACAAATGTTGCAGGGTAGCCGAGATACAAACAGCCTACATACGGCTGATGCTTTCCTATGCCTATGGCATCCAAATCTTGGTCGGCCACATACATTCTACTCGGATTCAAGTCGTACATGGCTTAACCCATTGACTGACCGAGCAGTTGCACAAAAGCCACTCAACAGTATGCCCGAACACTTTGAGACTGTACACTACCATGATGCAACATACTACGCCAGTATGGGGCCGTTTGCATTCAAACGAAGTACACCTCAACCACCTTACAAGATTGCTAATACAAAAGGTGCTTCTGCATCTGCTACAGGTGGTAGTAATACAGCAATGATATTCAATACACGAGCGAGTGATACAACTTTCACAGTTGACGCATTGGTATCTATTGAAGGTACACCAAAAATCATGCTTGATGGTAGAGCATACAGTGTAGCATCAATTAACGCTGGTACAAATACAATAACCGTTAATGAAGTTTTAGCCGCTTCAATTACTGCTGACTCACCTGTGTTAATTGGAGGTACGGGTGATATGATAACCGCTCAAACTATGACTGCGGCAATGGCTCCGCAAGGATTATCCACTGCTGAATACACAAATCAAGGTGGTCAGTATGACGGTAGTGATGCAAGTACAGCGGTTATGTTGAATCATTATTGGCCTTGTGGTAGTCGTGGTGGGCCACTGGTGAGCCGTCTTGACGGATATGGATATGTCTCCGCCGCATGGGACTATCCACGAGACTATACTTTTGATGGGCCTGTGTGGACTGATGCAGATGATGATGGTTCATACACAGTGAGTAGTGGAATCAGTAAAACTTCTTACGATGGTATCAGCAATCCCACTCGCACCCGACCGTTTGGTTATCGTATTGGCCTACGCCAACCCTACAACAAACCACAGTGGTCTTTGTATGGTATGCGTGCGTTCCGTGAAGCCGCTATCACAAGCACGAATACCAGCGTAGGTTATCCACACGGGCCACTTGTGCAAGGTGAAACTGAAACATGGACATACGCAGGTGGTAGTAGTCTTTCAAACGGTACATATCCTAACACGCAAGTCGGTATTATGGAGCGTCAAACAAACTTCTCCGGTATGCTCGGTGTTGACAAACCGGAGTTCCAAGTACGCTACAGTGACGGTATGCGTGTTTCACGCCCATTCGGTTGTCCAGTGCGTACACTACGAAACGCCAACACGGTATTGCGTGACTGGTGGGGTGACGCAAATGGAAAGAACATTGCTAAGATTGACGAAGCCGTGTCGTATTACTTGGTAGATTGGTGGGGCAACACTCGTGGTGAAGATGTGCGCCGTCACCCTGTTCGTGGCTTCGGTATTCGCCCTGCTTGGGATGCCGCTGATGTGTACGAATACGACCGCACAAATGGTAAATCACCCTTTGAACGCATATACGATGGCGGAAACCCTATTGTAAACATGAAGCATCTTGTTGATGCTTCGGGTAACATAAGTGTCACATCGGGGAATACTATACCTCGCTTTGGTGGTCGTCTTAACAATGTAAATACAAACGATGCAACTGAACTTGTGGATGTATTCTTCCCTACCAACGCACACCGTGTTGGGGATGATGGTCACGGGCGTGGCCTCCGCTATCCTACTGCTTTCAATGAAGATGTACTCACTGCTCTTGACGAGCCGTATCACGCCACTGGTGTTGTTCTTTCACATCATACTGCCGAGCCAAATATGAATGATGGATACATACGGGCACGCAATGATATACTGCAACCCGACGAAGTACCCCGTGGTATCAGCGCACGCCTTGATATTGCAGAAGACGGGTTGCTTAAACCCGAAGCCGTAGTCAGTGACCGTGTAGAAACAGTGAGTGGAGATTCACCACACAAAGATGCTGTTAGCCGTAGTGCGCCCCGTATAGGACTTGATACTGAGAATGTAGAAGGTGTAGATGATAACCTCATTGCTATCAATACAGAAGCGCACAGCCTACACGCTGACCGTGGTGTTGGTCAGCGTGTCATTATGCAAGGTGGTATGCAAGCAGGTTCGCAATCACTTGGACATTACGACCTCACTGCTCTTGACTTTGGAGGGCAACCGCAAGGTGGTGCTATGCGCCTTTCCCATACCTCTAACTTCAACCCACTCGGTGGTACATACATTGCTGAGGCACGAAATTATGTTTCTCCGCTTGATGATACTGAATGGGGCGGAATACCTACTTCGGGCATGGCTCTATGGCTTAAGGCAGACTCACTTGATTTAGCCGATGGAGCGGCTGTAACATCATGGAAAGACAGCGGGCCGCATGGCTTTGAGTTCACACAATCTACTGCATCCAAACAACCAGTCTATATTGCGTCATCATCCAATGTGAACAACATGCCAGTTGTAGATTGTGATGGAACAGACATTATGAGTACACCATTTGATGCTCGCTTAAACACTACCGATGTAACACTCTTTGTCGTTGCTTGGTCGGATGACGACGATGGAAATGCTCAAGGGGTTTTGGAAACATTCGCAAACAGCCCAGTAACCCGTGCTGGTCATTCGTTATTTATTCGGTGGGATTCAAGCGACAAATGGCAGTGGAGAGGTGGTGCTAACACTACTTACACTGTTGTAAACTCCCCAAGTAATGCTGTAGTCGTTAATCAAGCAGAATTGGTTACTGGAACCATAGCAGGTGGAGATGGCGCAGGTAGCAACGCTAACTTTGAACTATTTTTACAAGGTGTTAGTGTAGGAAGTAGCACTGGTGCTTGGTATGTGGCTGATGAAGACCCGTATGGTATCGGCCATGTAGGTTCGTTTGAATTGAAAGGTAAAATCGCAGAAATTATTCAGTACAATCGGGCTATGAGTACAACAGAAAGACAACAAGTAGAAGGCTACCTTGCCGAAAAATACGGATTCACAAACAATGCTTCGCAATGGAAGTCAAGCAACCCATATCAAACTGATACCAACGGGCATCAGCGTACCAATGTCACTGACAAGCGCATTTCCTACATGCTACGCCCAGTTCGTTTACTGGACAAACAACACGCTGAGATGTTCCGTCCCAACCTCGCCCTTCACTCATCAAGCCCGCAGTACGGTAGCAACTACTTCGGTGCTACGGCTGGTGGAAAATACGGATTGTATGTCTATGAGACAACCAGTGGTAAAGCGTCCGTTGGTTCCTATATTCGTGCTACCAACCCCGACACCAATCCTCCATACGCACCTGCGTACTACATGGACATCAGCGCAAGCGACACTGTGCCTATGAGTCAAGGCCCGAAAATTATTGGTACAGGTGAAAGCAACTTTGATTCATCGTTATTGGACAACGAAGTGACACGAATCGTAATGAGCGAAAATACCCTGCAACACTACCGTGCAGATGCCGCTCGTCGTCGCACTCATCAAGAGGGTGAGAGTAAGGAAGAGCGTATGGATTTCAGTGTTCAACCTCGCTTCTCTCAATCTTTGCATCCAAAAGGACATAAAGGAGATGTAACCTACAATTCAAATGACCACAGTGGGGATGGAGCATGACCGACTATGAATTTTGTAACTGCTGTACACCAGCAGAATTAGCCTTTGCAGTGATGAAAGCCAAGAAAGAAAAACCATTCCACGGCTACAATCCAAACAAACACAGCCCGAAGGGTGGACTGAATGCTAAGGGTCGTGCCGCCGCCAAGCGTAAGAGTGGTGCAAACCTCAAACCTCCCGTGACAACCAAGCCAAGCAAACTCAAGCCCGGCTCAAAGAAAGCAAAGCGTCGTAAGTCGTTTTGCGCTCGTATGAGTGGTATGAAAGGTGCAACCAGTAAAAAGGGTAAACTCACACCAAAGGGAGCATCCTTGAAGCGATGGAACTGTTGAGGGTTTGAAATGATATTTGAGAAGGCTTGGCGTTTTCTCAAGGCATCACGCCAATCCGAACTGGGTGAGTATCACCCCGATTTCCCCAGTTCGTATGGGCCAGTGACTATGCGAAGGTTTCATCCTGTACAAGAATGGGGGGATGAATGGTTAAAAACAATTGATGCAGGGTACGCTACTCATAATGATTTTGACCCCGATGAGTTTCAACCGTATGAAAAATTGATTCAAGAGGGATTAAAACCACAATCACCAACTTTAGAAAGTGTATTATGGGAAAAAGACCATATAGAAGATAATATAGATAATAATGTTAAACCATTTAATTTAGATGAAACTACATTAGGTAATTGGTTTTATCCTACCGGAAAATTAACCGATGAACAAAATAATTTATCACATGAATTTATGGCAGAAGAAGGAAAGCGAAAACAAATAGGCGTAAGAATGCCATATGAACAATTACAAGGTCAGTTTAGAAATTTAGGGTATATGGGTGAAGCACCCGAAGCGCACATAACTAATTATATTCCTCCGCAATACTTGACTCAACTTCCTAATAATTACACAGGTGAAGGACAGGCGACATGGGGGGCGAAGGGAGAATGACCGCCTTTCACAAAGCATGGGCTTTCCTCAAGGAATCACGCCAAACAGAATTGGGTGAGTTTCATCCCGATTTCCCCAGTTCGTATGGGCCGGTAGTAGCATCACACGGTACACCACAACTTGGTGCCCACAAAATCAACGAAATGGGTATTGATGGTCGGAATAAGAACTACTTTTACACCGAAAACAACATCCAAGCACCCGAAAACCCGTGGCTTAAAGGTGGTTATTGGGAAACGGGTGGTGGGGGTGATGTAGAAGGAAATAGAGCAGGTTTTGGTATAAGGGAAGGATTTTTCCAACCCAACGATATGAAGGATTTGACCCACGATGGACGAGCAGGTGCAGTGAGCAGACCCATACCAAGACAATTTATTACTCCATTACCGACTCATCCCTTTATTCCCATTCAACAATTTAAAGAAAACAAGCAAAAGTATGTTGATGATTTGGTCGCCAATGACTCATTCTTGACTGAGTATTACGGGTATCCACCCAAAGAGGATTCGGAAGAATACCCTCGCTACCAAGAAAATTTGAATAACCAAAGACAAATGTACGCAGAAATGATTGACAAACTCCCCCTTATGCCATTCTATGACGAAGAAAAAAATGAACGGGGATGGCGGTAATGACCGTTCTTAAGAACACAAGGACTGGTCGGTACAGCACTGACGCAGATGAGGTCATGACACATGTGCGTAAGCCCGTATTCGTGGACAACGCCATTCATCACGGTCGTATCAGCGTGCAGAAGGCGAACAAGGCTAAGGTTACGGTGGAGAAGAAAAACACTCGTAATTTACAAGTGATGCCGCAACGCAACTATCGCATCCTTGAGGGCGAATCGTACATACAGTTGACGCATAACGGTACACCCGGTCATTCTCTACTCACCGCTCCTTTCTTTGCTGATGATTTAATTTCCAGCACCAACAGCCCCATGCTCATATACAACGCAGACGCATCAGCCCAACGCTTACTACCGCACAACATTGAATCATCATCATTCGGTGTATTGATGAATCTACGAAACATGAAGGGCAAGACGCTGGACGGTATAGGTTTCACAGGCCGTAAAGTCAAACTCGGTCAGCCTGTTGATGTAGGGTTGCGTACATCGGATTTGGCTATCCGACTTGGTGAATCTATCAACAGTGGTGCTACCAGCGTAAACATTTCACGAGCAAAGAACACCACCGCCTCATCTGCCCGCAAGCATAGTACACGCTTCGTGGGTCAAGACTTCAACAACATGAACCTCATGACTGCCCTGCGCTTCTTAGGTCGTCACGACAGTCGTATGATATTGCTTGACCGCTTCGGTAACCTGTTGTATATTCCTGTATCATTCAGTGAAGCCGCCTACACGGTGGACAAGAATATGCGGTTTGGGCCAAAGCAAGATAACCCAATAGAGAACATCTCCAATCGTGTTACTGTGCAGGGTCATCCTTTGGCTCTCAACGATTTGGTTATTGTCACAGTGGATGATGTAGAAGGACAGGTAGAAGAAGTGCGTGAGGATAGTTCACCTATCACTGACAACACTGCCCGTACCACTAACGCCGCTCGTCGTGTTGCACGACAGATTCTCAAATCACGCTCACTCATGAAGGGTGCAATCTCAAGCGCAGGACACTTGAATCTCCTTACATTGCGACCCGGTATGACTGTCAATTATGATGGTGGAAAGAAGGTCGTCACTGAGGTTAAACACATGCCTATGCGAAACATGAGCGACATATCTATGCTCAATTTGGACACAGGTATTGAGGGCATCCTTCAAGGAGTCACGGAAGGCAGTACCGTGGGTGCAAACGACAACAACCCCGCCACCTATGTACAGGTAGTAGAACAGAACTTGGCCTTGTTTGGTAAGGTTGAATTGCGAATTGTTTCAGTAGTAAAGGAAAGAGGGGTATTTAATACGGCTTACCTTATCGGTGGTGTGAAGGGAACACACAATCGTGGACTAATAGGCGGAAACGGCTTACCGATTGGGGTAAATAAAACAACAGTAAAGGGGAACATATATGCCGATTAGTGATTATATGCGCCGCCTCTTGCTTGACACTCTCGCAAGCAACATCAACGAAGTCATCTTGGGTTTTGATGGTACACCTGCTACTACTGACGATGGTGCCGCTGGACGACCAGCCATCACACTCACACCCACCATCACAATTGTTGATGACACATCCCTACTGATAGAAGCCAAACTACCCTATGATACTTCATTTACTGAGCAAATAAAAGAGGTGTACATTCAGTTTCGTGACAGTGCGGATTTCACTCCTGTTGCACGATATACAATTGCACCAATAAACAAATCATCAGCAAATGAATTAAAAATCCAAATCGCAATTGAGGTGGCTTAATGACAGGAAATCCATTATCGGGACATACAGCGGCAAACCACGCATCAGCAATGACTGGTAGCGGGGTCTTTACAGACAGTTTAGAAGACGGTGAACACATCACCAGCCCTTCACTTACAAACATGCTTGAGGGTGTGCATGGAAACGGTATCATGTTGGAAGAAGACACAGCAGGTACGGCAAGCATTCGTGATAATCCCGAAGACCTACCGGGTGTTTGTGAGCAAGTAACCAATACTTACACTGTACGCATTGTAGGTGGACACGCTGTGCTTGATGGAGTATTGTACAAGTTCGCAGGTGGGCCGGGTTCATCCCAAGATGTTGAGTTGCAAACAAGTAGTCATCATGCTCGTCAAGGTAGTCACACCAGCACTTCAAACTATAGCGCACTTAGTAGTGGTCAAGAAGCCTTGATTGTCGTGTATATAAGCACCAATACTGCGGAAGAATGTATCACATGGGAAATGGGTACACCTGTGGCTACATCGTCCAACACCTACCCCACTACACCTTCGGCATTCCTCAGCACTCCTTTAGCGAGTCTTGATGTGAAACAAAGCGTGGTGCTTGCAGTTCTTCGTGTAGTGTATTCTGCATCGGGTGGTGACCTTAAGTTGTCAATCAGTGAAAGCAACGACAAGAGAGTGTTCGTGCGCCCTACCCCACTGTACCTATCACCAGTGACCAGCGGGGCTGTTGCGGCTACAACGCCTGTTGATTTACACACTGAACTTGATGCCTACAATCAAGACACAGGCAACCTTTCCACAAGTCGCTTTGGTGCATTATGGCAGTCCTTTGGTGCCCAAATAGCAAGCACAACTGCTGGCGATAGTGCGAAAGATGTACTGTACTACAGCGGCACCCACGCCGCTCGCTTTACTCGTTCTGTGTTTGACCGTGTGCTGACCAGCACAGCCACGAGCATTGACATTACATCGGCTGATGCTAACATTCTCGTACTGACACCCGGTGGTACATTCGCCATCACCACCAGCGGCCCATTCCCTGCTGGCTACATCATTGAAATAAAAAACACTCATGGTTCAAACACTGGTACCTTCGCATTGACCAACTCTACTACATCGGCTATTGGGGATACGGCTGACGCTGACGGTGGTTATGGACGATTCGTGTGTACGGTAAGTCATGCTACTGACCCTACCTTTGTACGGTTGCAATGATTACTCTTCCTCATCCATAGACGGATGGAGGTAGATGTTCTTCAAGCGGTACGGCTTCAACTTCTTGATTGAAGGGTCAAGCCAAAACAAACCGCACTGACGGCAATGTAGTAGGTACACACGCTCACTGTCATAGTCAACAAAGCGTCCAGTAAGTCGGCGGGGGATTTCATGCGCCCCGCACATCTTACACTTTTGCCTTAACCTGTCCATTAGTTTGCCCATTCCAACATTCCTCGCAAAAATCACCGTCAATTAAATATGAACAGGGTTCATCACACAGCGTACAAATAAACATCAAATCACTCATTGTGTAGGGCGACGAGCAACAATGTCGTCAATGCGTAGAATAGCATTGGTGACTTCACCTGCACTCAAGACCGCTTGCCGCACCAGTTCTACTGGTTCAATCACACTATCAGCAAGTAAGTCCCTAACACCGCCCTCGGTAACATCGGGGCCAGCCGAAAGGTTACCTTGAAGAATATCGTGTCGCATAGCGAGAATCGTATCCAATGGGTCGTGACCGGCATTCTCAGCAATGGTAGCAGGAATCACTTCTAAGGCATCAGCAAACGCCTCAATAGCCATCTGTGCCCGTCCACCCACCGAAGCGGCGTGTTGGCGCAGGTGAGTAGCCATACGCACATAGGCGTTGCCTCCACCCACGACATACTGCTTGCTGTTCATCACAAGAGATACTACGCCCAGTGCGTCATCAAATCCTCGCTCCACTTCCTCAAGTGTATGTGAGGTAGCACCACGCAGTACAAGGGTTGCTTCGTTACTCTCATTGTCGCTATTAACAAAAAGATACCAAACTTCGTTTTTTCTTTCACGAGTAATTGAAACCTCAGCCGCACCCTCAATGTCTTCCGGTGTTTGAGAAATCTCAATACCCGACATACGACTGAGCGCACGCATGGATGATTCGGGCATACGGCGTACCGCCATAATGCCGTTCTTCTTGAGATACGAACATACCATATCACTTACACCATCACGAACAAAAGCAATACCGCCTTTAGGCATAGCATTAACGATGTACTTTGCACTGGCTACCAAGTCAGCCTTGCTTGCACCCTTGAAAGACTGGTAAGACTTTGCATCAAGTTGAACCTGTACATTGTCCTCGGTCTTCTCAGTTTCAAGCCCTGTATTGATAAGTACCATTTGTGAGTATGAGTCTTCTCCTTCAAGCACGAAGTCCTTATTGACAATCACACCATCATAGAGGTATGAATCCTCAAGCGAACCACCGGGGAAAGAAACCACTTTGACATTCTCAGCACTACCCGCTTTTTCAACTGCTGAAACACACAATTCCGACACTGCATCTAACGCAGTCTCAAGTGTCTTACCAGTAATGGCTGTCTTGGCTACACCAATGAGAGCATCACGCTCATCACTACTGTATGCTATTTCGTCTTTGAGATGCTTCACGGCCATCTGTGCGGCCTCGTGATACCCACGGCAAATCACATTGGGGTGTAGTCCCTTCTCAAACAACATTTCGCTGTTGCCGAGTAATTGACCAGCCAATACGACTGTACTTGTTGTTCCATCATAACATAATGATTCTTGGGTACGAGCGACTTCTGCAATCATCTTCCCACCGGGGTGAGATACATCCAACTCTCGTAGGATGGTTGCTCCATCATTGGTGACGATGACATTACCGCCACCATCTACCATCATCTTGTCCATACCCATAGGCCCAAGCGTACTCTTGACGGTTTCTGCTACCGTCTTAGCCGCTCGGATGTTATGTATCTGTGCTTTCTCCTGTTTTCCTGTCTCCTGTTTTGTCATGTAATTTTCACCAATCCACTTCTATTTCTACAACTTCACCCGTATCAAGACTTCTTGATAGGATGTGTCCTTCGGCTTTTCCAAACTGATACAAGTCATAGGTAAGTTGAGCATCGCTTAAGCAATACTTCGCCACCTCATCATACCGGCCTTCTCTCCAAGCCACAGGTGCATCGGCACTGTTCATCAACTTATTGGTGTTGAATGTGTGCTTGGTAAGCATACCAAGCGATGTATCAACTTTACCAACACTCAATGCGGCCTTGCTAACTAAGTTGCGAGTATCAATTACGGAGCCGGACTTCATCAAGTCACTGGCTGTCCAACAGTCTAAAGCATCACGCAATACAGGCAAGTCAAATGCCTTTATGTTGTGCCCAAGTACCTGTCCACCTTTTTCTACATGGTCGGACAAGTCCTCACCCAATGTACGAGGGTGTAATGCTTTGACAGTATCATCAAGATTAAGGGATTTGTTGCAGTAAATGGTACCCTTGTCACCATCCCAAGTAGCCACCACTGATGGCTCAAACAGGTGAGTGTTCTTCCACCCACCTATTTCATGAGAAAAGTTTGCAGTCTCAATATCTAACGCTAATATGTCACTCACTCTGTATCACCTATTTTTCGGATGAAGACACGGCCACCGCTCTTCTTGCTCTTAAACAGTGAGCCACCGTAGTCCTTGAAATGCCTTTCTGCTGTACTCTTGGACACCTTACTCTTGTCCATGTATGTCGTGAAGAAGATACTGCGTAGCCTCCACCCATCACCTAAGCCTTCAATTTCGTATGGTGTACCTTCGTTATAGGCGGCAATCATACCATCGTGTGCCTTAGCCTCTTTCTGCTTGTTACCTCCGACCTCTACCGAGTCTTCAAGCCAAGCAATGAGGTTTTGGAACAGGTCAATAAGAATCTCGTGTGCTAAGTCAACATGCTCCGCATTGACTTCCCACTTCTCATCAAGGATAGCCATGTGAACTGAAAAGATACCCAAGTAATTCTCAATGGCGGGAGTAAACGATGCTACAATCTCGGACATGGATGGACTCATGTTACGCAACAGGTCGTATATCTCATCGGATGCTTGATACAATGCCGTTTGATAATCGTTAGAAGGGGTGAACATATCCCACATGTGTTCTTGTACAATCTCTTCCTTCTCTTCATTACTACTTTCGTCCCATGAAGTGTAACCGATTTCAGCCATGTCAAGAAGGCGGTCACGAATGCGCTTCTCAGTATCACGGAAGTATTGGTACAATTCATCCTTACTAATATCATTCTTTTCAGCACGGCCAAAGAAAGTACCAAGACGACGATTGCTCACTTCTTGACGCTCTTCCATATCCCAGTGCCTATAGTACAGCAGGACACGCTGAAAGATACCCTTTGTTAGAACATACTCCTTGACACCCTTCGGTGGGTAAGTGGTAATCCATAGAGATACGAGAGAAGGACATTCAATCTTATTTCCCTTCATGTGTTTAACCAGTGTATTGTTTCCACTTCCAACTGGGTTACATGCGGTCTGTAAGTACAGTACAGTTTCTTGCCCGTGCTTGCCCGGATTGAGTAAGATAGAACCTTCATCAAAGTTAATTGCTTTACGACCTGCGAGTAAACCCTCCACGGTTTCATACTCACCTGTAGGTTTTTTATCATCATCAAGAATAGCATTTGTAGAACCAATCAACCCTGCATCAGTACCCGAAGCAAACAACTCAAACGGAATCTCCGCTTCTTTCATAACATCGCTGATAAAATTCCAAGCAATGGATTTTCCAGTACGGGAAGGTTGAATCCAAAAGACATGCACTCGCAAGTCAAGGTGAGTGTCACCAGTAGGTAGGCGAACATATGGTAAGGTCGTTTGACCTTGAATGAAAAAGAATGATAGCAAACCCGGCATTTCATTTTTCATTGATGTTTGTGAAAAGTGATGTAGGTAGGCTTTCAAAATTGGAAATCTCTCAACGGCTTGGTATTCTTTTAGTGTCATTTTACTCATCTCCTTTCTCTTTCTTGGTTTATATACTAACGACGAACACTGCGCTCTTGACGCACAGGCTCTTCACTTGTCAATACATCTACCAACATCTTCCTTCTTACTTCACCAAGCCCCTTCACTTGCTTGATTGAATCGGGGAAGCACATTTCTTCTATGCTCCCACATCTTTCTAATAATTTCTCAGCCGTTTCTTGACCTATACCCGGCACGGTCATAATCATATCAAGGCGCAGGTCATTAGACGCTACACGCCTTACTGTCTGCGCTCCGTGTTTACTGGCGGGCTTGTGCAACTTACCGTGAAGTTTCACAATGAATGATGCGGCCTCGCTTACATTGTTGCAATAGAATACTTGACAATCAAAATCGGACATGAGGCGTGCGAGTGTACCAAGCAATTCGCTTTGTACCTTTGAGTATGAAATCTTTCTTCGCCCATTCTTTTTAGCAATAGCAACATACTTTCCTATGTCACCATGTACCACTAAAAAGAACCGCTCAAAGTTAGCATCCATGTTATCTAACTGTCGCCACAAGTGTCCACTGTGGCTTGATTGAAAGAGGTCACCTATGCTCTTAGCCTCAACACAGGCACCCCCAAGTAAGTAATCACCTACTACGAGAACTTGACGAGCAACAGTCAGCCCTGCCTTCTGTGCCTTGCGTTCTATAGATTCACAAAGCAAGCCTCGCTCGTTACTGTCAATAATTAGTTGTGGCTTCATCTCTCAATCTCCATACAGCAATAGGGTATCTTTGACCTGCGTATCCACTTGCTATTACCACGCTACCCGCTTGCTCAAATTCTCTACATTTAGCAAGGAGATTACCTAAGCGTGCTTTTGTGGGAGTACCATTTATCCACTTCTCTAAGAAGCCGTCATGGATTTGTAGTGTTGATAATTCTCCCTCATCACTTTCATCAATGAGTTTTACTATTCGTTCTATTGTGCGTATGTTTCGTCGGCTTCCATTTTTTCTCGGCATTTTAATTCACCCCTGTTCCATCGTAATACTTGCATTTACCCATACAGAATCCTTCGGTGTAAAGTGTAGAACATGTAGCGTGTGAGTATCCAGTCATCACGATGCTTCTAACTTGTTCCTCCGTTTTCTCGTAGCGGTAATCAACCCATTCCTGTTGTTCACAAATACTCACAATGTTTTGTACATGTTTTTCTTTCTCTTCGTTTGGTACTCTCCAAGCAGGAAAGAACATGCGAAACCTATCAGCCAAGTAAGAGGCAAAATGGTATCTCGCACGGTGGGGAGGGTTACCCCCGCCCATCGCCGCTTGGGACAAACACGGAAGAATGTGAATGTCATTTAATGCTACCGTAGGTAACTCAACGGGCTTCAAGTCAAAATTCTCCGAAAACTTATTTTCAACTATTTTCATGAGTAATTTATTTTCGCCAAGCGGGATATATCCACGGTGCGATTCCATCCCCTTGTCCATCAAATCATCGTGCGATAGTGTCATCAGTTGATGGCTTGTAAGTGGGACAGACCAAGCACCACGCTTGGCGTTGTATGAATTAGGTATGCGTATCATTCCGCTGGTGTCAAACATTACGGTGGGGTCATTGCAATCCAATGAGCCTATTTCTTTTTCCCATTGTTTAATCAATACACGCCCCGATGTTTTGATGCGTGATACCTCGCCCCCGTTTTGTGGTACAAGAGATTCGGAAAGCGGAATCCATACATGGTACCCACCTCCGCTAAACCATACATAGTGCAATGTATTTTCTTTCATGAGGAATTGATGTAACCGCTGAACCTCTTCTTGAGGTTTCTCAAACGCTACATCAGCACCCCTGTTGTTGAAGTCCTTACAATCAAAGTCCATCACGAAGTGATGTATCAGTGGGGTGTTGTAGTCAACACGATGGTGCTTAGGGGCTTGTGTTTCAGTATAACCGTAGGCTGTAAAATATACATTACCGCTACCGTTCTTACCACGCCAGTATGATTCTAATTCATCAGCGTTTTTTACCATTCGCCGCCAGCCCTTATCGCCGCTACTTGATAGTTCAAGCACCTCACGAGGGTAGTCAATCGGCACAAATGACATACTACTCACCGATGCTTGTACATAAACAAATTCAAGTCGTTGAGAAGTGCATCGTGTAGTTCACCAATCTTGTCTTCTTTCAAATGGCGTGCGTGTACTGTGTACACAATTTCTTTCACGCTGACTGGTTTGATAGTTCCCATTCCACTTTGATTAAATTCATCCAATGTGGTTTGCCTGTACACCTTTCGTACAAACGCCGCACGATTAGGCAGGTTACCACTCTTTGTTGAATTAAGGCGCAAAGTGTATTTGTCACTACTCAACTTTTCTCTCAATACTTTCTCCAATAACATTACTGTATTTCTCATTTATCTTCCTCCATTATATCATCAAGGAACTCATCAGTTAGTGACCAAAAGGAACAGTGTTCCCTGTGGTCGCACCACGAACATTTCATGCCGTTGCGTTCTAACAAGTCCTCAAGAGTTTCATCTTCCCGCTTCCTACCCATCCACGGGTCGGGTGGGAAGTCCATGTCTATGTGAGCCTTCACTAAGCGTTCCAGTGCTTTCTCCACAGACTTCATTGCCGCCCACTTCTTTTCAGTAGGCTCGTAGTATAGTGTTGGCCCTTCGCCCCCGTTGATACCCCCGCCGGGAAACTCCCATCCCCAATGGGTGATAGGTAGGAACTCAGCGTGCTTGCTGTTCTCCAACATCATTTTGTAAAAAGCCATCTCCTTACGCATAGCGGGTACTTTGCTTCGGGCTTTGTATTTACCTGTCTTCAATTCCATGAGGGCGTAGCCTTCACCGTCTTGAAACAGTGTATCAATGAACCCATTGATGTGAATAGGAATAGCCTCACCGTCAACTTCAACGAAGCGGTAGGCATGGATATTAGCCTCAACCCCTGCGGGTCGCCACTCTTCTCCCATAGTGTGTCCCAGTCGGCGGAAGTTCCATTCCAACCACTGAGCGATTTGTTCATCTTCCCCGAACTCGTATGGTTCGGGAGGTTGGGGTACCGCACTAAAGAACAGTTCTCGTGCTTCACCCTCTCTTCCTTTCACCAGTAAATTAAGTACGGCCTGTTCCTGTTCTTGAGTGAAGTTAGCCCAAAACCATTCCATCATGTCGTGGACATTCAGCCCTCGTATGTGGTGGTCAACTGTTTCCCCACGCAAGCCCTTGAACTTCTCAAGGTAGTATTGTTGGCGACACCAGCCGAATGTACCAAGGCTTGACTTGGTGACCCGCAGTTTCTTATCGGGCGTGTCCATTGGATTCCAAGCATAGGTACTCATGCGGTAGGACTCAGCCTCTTCATCGTGACCTGTTTCAGCAAGGTAGTCTTCAATGCGTGGACGACTATCATCACCGTTAGGATTGAATCTCATTCTTCCACCTCCATCTCAATCAACTTCTGCAAGTACACGGCTAAGTCCATTGCTTCTTCTTGTGCATGGATGAGCCATTCAAGGCGGGATAGCGGCGCAGTCTCCATAGTAACTCCATACTTACTCTTACCTACTTCTGCTCGTTGAGCAATCTTCTTACACACTTCATCTTCAATACGACTCATTCTTCCTCATCCTCGTTTAAAAGTACATAAGTTACATTAGCATTACAATTAGAACATGACAATGTAGCAACTATACCATCACCCTCATAACCGTAATCTTGTGCATCAAAGTCAGCACCCCATATTAGTTTTCCACCACAAAGCCAACATACATCTCTTCTCATTTTATCACCATAATTTTCTCGGCACTCGGCGTGCCGTAAGCCTTTCTAAATCCCAGTCAAGTGTTTCGTACACTGACTTTAATTTACGATGAATCCATTTGTCCACGATAGTAGTCCAGTCAATACTGTACTCACTGAGTTGTCGCTCATCTTCGTAGCCAATAACATTACAGTAAGGTTGACCTTCGGGTACATCATCAATGAATACCCATCGTACACTGTCGTTCTTCTCATAGTTTGTACCAAGATACTCATTGGAATACCGTGCCGCCTTTATAGCGTTAGGTACTACCTTGTCATACTCATGTAGTTTCTTTCTAACTGAACCGTATGAAGAAGCATCAGTAGCAGGGCGTTCACCCAAGAACACCTTCTTGATTTTAGGGCGTACTTCATCAAAGATTTCGCCCTCATCTTTTCCAGTGGAAATCATGGTGAATACTTTACCCAGTAAATCTTTTGTCAGTGGTGGGGCACTTGAGGCTTTGATAGAAAAGCCCGTCACTTTCATTTGACCCGCCTCATCAAGAGGCCATGACTTGACACCGAAGTTGCGATTCTTGACACTTGCTGTAAACCAGTACGGGAAGAAAGCCTCCAACTCTACATCAAGATGTTTCAAGTCCATTTCGTTTTGAGCAATGTCAGTGAGTTTCTGTGCTACTTCCTCAGCCTCATCAAAGGGCACTTGGATGTAACACGAATCAGTGTGACCTGCAAGGCCACGGTAGCCCATGTCTTCGCTACGCTTCACTAACATGCTGATTGATTCACGACCGAGGTAGGTGATGGACTGAGCAATCTCATAACTGCTCCATTGTCCACGAACCTTACGGCTACCAAGCATACCATACACGGCGTTCACAGCGACCTTAACGGCCATCTGTAACATGTTGTAACCCATCTTCTCATCGGGGTCTGTAGCGGCCTTCATCAGCCCCTTGTAGTGCTTACGAAGAGCGAGCATATCCTTGACTACCTTTGGAAGCAAACCTTCCTTGTCTTGTCGCCAATGGAATACACCACCCGTACCCGGCATGAAATTACCATCGTCGTCCATCTTCGCAGGTATGTCAAGCGTGAGAACATTAGGGCCGGGTTGGTCACACATAGTAGTGTGACAAAGATTGGCTGAGAGAATGATGTTAGGATAAAGAGATGCAAAGTCAACCAGTGCAACATCTTCATGTCGCCCCGGTACAGGAGGCATAACCCAAGCCGCCTGTAGTTCGGGCCGCTCAAGAAGATAAGAGGTAGGAGCCTTGAGATTTGTTTTACGACCAATTAAACCACGGAAGTATCTACTGACATTGTGGGTACTACCGAACTGTACACCCGCCACTTGTTGTAGTGCGAGGTGGAAATCAGTACAGTTTAACTTCACATCAATGTCACGGAGTAAGGTAGTATCCACCAAACAGTAATCTACGAAATCATCATAGTATTCTTTCCATCCGTTGTGTACAGTCATACCTTCTATTTCATCAGTAAGTTTTGAGCCAAGCCCAAGTTCAGTAGCGAACCATGCAAGTTTTCGTTGCTGTGCCTTACCACGCCCACTTTTTTGCCATACACCCTCAAAGCCACTACCCTCTTCCCACTGTGCCGCTGTATCAAATACCAGTCGTCCTTTGATGGGTTGAGCCGTAGTCCTGTAACCCGACCCATCCTTCTTGGGTGGAAGGAATGTACCGAGTGGTGAAATGTCATGACGCAATGCACCGAGCCTGTTGTACAACTTTGGTAGGTCAGCCCAACCACCTGCGTGAGCAATCAGCATATCGGGGTCACACTCTACCAAGTGTTCAACAAACGCAATTAGCATCTTGTCTTCGTCAGTGAAAGTACGAAGTTCATATCCTTCGTATCGGTCTATCCATTCAGTCTTAGTGATGTTATCACGATACGATTCTGCGCTCCATGCAAACACTACATTGTGTTCAGCATGGGTATCAGCCACGGCCATGACTGTAATGATACCATCACCAGTCGTTGCCCATTCTAAATCGTAGTACCACTTACGAGGATGGAACTCCGGTAGTTCATCGGGATAGTTGGTGAGAAGGATTTGGTCAAGGTAATTCAAGTCAGCCTCGTAAGTCCACTTACCGATTTTCTCTTTGATTTCCCAAAGAACATTCGGATGGTTCACTTCAACCTTCCATATCTTACCACCATCAATCCCAACACCTACCTCATCTTTGAGGATACGGCCATGAAGATTCGTGAGGCGATTGAGTACCCAGTTGGGTGCATTCTGTCGCAACCAACAAAACGGGTACACGAAGTCATCATCCTCATGCGTGATGTATCGCTCTTTCAGTACCCCATCGGCCCCACGAGTACGCACATAAATCGTGGGTGGCTCGTAGGGGTCATCCGACAGGTAATCAACAATCATCAAATATCACTCTCGTTTACAATCATCAGTAAAGTATTCTGTTGTTCAAAGATAACAAGGGTACCATCTCCCATATGTAGCCGAGCATTCCCATCATCAAGGAACTGTAGGCATGTAGGTAACCATTCACCAAAGTGTGATTGAATGGTAGCGTTAGGCCCATCGGTGTCAAGAGCAGGTAGTGTAGTGAAGAGTCTTCCAGTAGCGGCTTTACCAGCCACGATACCGAACTCTCCTTCACCACAATGAATACGCATCTTGTACAAGGAATCTTTCGCCAGTAATCCTTTCATCCCTGCGAGGGAAATCAAGTCCTTCGTCTTGAGAGTAGCGTGTACATTCAACTCATCACCCGCAAAAGAACTCCATCCCTGTTCGGATGACTGCTCAAGCATCTTACGAACTACGACTGTCTTTGCCGCTGAGGTAATATCATCTGTACTTGGTATCTGCAACTTGTTTCCTCCTGCTTCTATGTGAAGGGGTTTTGTTTCCTTCGCTTGACGCAGTGTTACATTGTCCTGCTTACTCGCCTTGAGAAATGCAATTGCCTTTTCCAACAAAGCGATGTGAATGATACCTTCCTCATCCACTGTAACCCCTACCACCTGCTTACGCAAGTAGTAAGATGAAAAGCCTACCTCAACAGTGAGGCGGTTGCCTACACAACTCATGCGTACATCAGTCACACCCTTACCGAATGAGGTAAGGAAGTCAAGCAACTCTTTTCTGTCTATTCTAATCTTTGTCATAATATCACCTCAGTGAGAAGGGGGAATGGGGAGAGGGAAACACACCCCTCGTCGGCGGAATAGAACCTTTTATGGTGACTGCCCCCAGTACACCAACCCATTCATTACTTACCAAAACCCCTCTCATTGTACGGGATGCACTTTGAGTATCACAAACTCCCATCATATAGTTCGGAAAGTCCGAACCATTCCGGTTGACCATTCGGACGAGTCACAAACACAGTGCGTGCTTGGTCTTGAAGAGCAGGGTTGGTTTTACACTTCTTGAAGCGGGCCTTGTACTCGGTCTTAGTGAGTACGCCGTCATCATCGTAGTGTTCCTCTTGCTCCATCCAAATGATGGTAGGAAGGTAATTGTTGGTCTTCTTCTCCCATTCGGGCATCCAAGAAGTAGTATCGGTTTCTTTACCGTAGGAGAAATTAGTAGCACGAAGGTGAGTCTCCCAAAAGACACGGACACCCGCACGCACGAGGCTACGGGAGAGAGCCGTGAGTTGGTGGAAACGGGTGTTACGGATAGCCCAATCGGACTGTCGCTCCACTCGCTTACCTTCACCTGCTCCACGCATGTCTGCGGAATCAATACCGTCCTTCGCAAGTCCCAAGTCAATGATACGCATGTTGTTGGTACAAATCTCCAACCATGAATCAAGACCACTTACGAGTACGCCCCATACTTCTTCTTCACCACTTTCCACCTTTTGTAGAATGTATTTCATGATGTCCATGACACGCTGATGCGTGCCCGGATAGTCGTATGCAGTACGGTCGCTCACGCTCATCTGCCATGGTTTCCATGACTTGATGTTCGGGTTTTCATTTACTGCTGAATTAAGCATGGCTACTCCCATGTCAAAGTCAACTGCGTGCATCATTGCATTGGGGTTCTCCTTGACATACTCATCAAATGCTGAGGCAACGATACCCGATTTTCCTGTACCGTCAAATCCTGCTACACCGATAAACATGTGAGTCATCTTTTCTTGACCCATCTTTTCTTCTTCAAGTCGTAAGTGAGCGAAGGCATCCATTACAGGAGCAGGGGCTACCTGCTGTACCTTTGCTACTTCTTTCTGTGCTTCTGCTGTTTTTCCAAATCCCGCCATAGTTCATCACCTCAGTTAAATTGCCCCACATCTGTATCTCCACCAGTCATGCGACGGCGGGAGCGGCGTGGGTCTGCATAGACACCGAACACCGTTAGTTTGGGAGTAGTAAGTCCATCTCGTGTCTTCATACCGATACGGCCAAAGACAAAGACGGTGGACTTCTCAGCGTATGGGAACGCATCATCACCCCAATGAGAGGTGAAGGGTTGCGTACACTTGCCCACTGCTCCGGGCACCCAACAATCAATGTCGCCACTGATACTGCTTGAGAGAGTCATGTTGTAGTTGTGTCCTTCCTCATCGTACTCGCTCTCACGAGGCTCAGTGGACATACGGGACACCGTACCCTTAGTGATGACAAGCGGCCCGTAGGAACGCTTCTCGCCACCTGCTGTGTAGTGTTGCTTACGCTCTTCGTAGGCTTCTTCCAACGAGTCAATATGTACAAACATCTCATGGAACTCTCCATTTGTCCAAAACCGTGAAGGATGGAGTAGTGGGCGCACATCATCACCAACGAACTCATCAGTGTATGTAATCTCAAAGTCAGTGTATGTAGTCAGCACATCTTTGAAAGCCTCATTCGCATTGTCACGAGGCGGTACAACCTGTACCTTACAAGGACGACCAGTAGTGATTTGCTGATACACATTGTCACCTGTTAGGTCAATGCGCCATAGTGCAATGCTACCGTTCTTCACGAAGTCTTCTTCTTCCCCACCGAGGAAGTAAGCGTAGCGACCCATCTTCTTAGACGGGGCGGCTTTGTTGTCGTAGGATGTAAGACATACCCACATGTTGTCATGCTTGACACCGTGTGGTGGGACAGGGTTTTCCACTGTAGGAATCTCGGTACTTACGGTACCTTCCTTAGTAGTCAAATGCCATACGCCATCTGTCTTTGAATAGACACCAAGACGACCACTACTGATTGCCTCTTCGGGGTCTTCCTTGAAGAGTTTGATATTGGCTCGCACAATGTTCGCCAGTCGGTCACGCTTCTTGTCAGCGACACCGAGGAAACTACCAACCCATGTCTGTAGTTTACTGTTACCTCCACCGCTTTGTCGGCGGGTTTGTACAACCATTTGTTCAGCCCAATCAATCAACAAGTCTTCGTCTTCAATGCTTGGGTCATCGCAGTTATGCTGTGTCTTGAGTTCTTCAAGGAACTCATTCGTTACCTCTCCAATACCCTTTCCTGTTCGTTCAGCGTATGCTTTCAGCCTGTCAACGACACTACTCGGTAGGCCACCCGTAGTGTTTGTTTCCACCACGGTGCCGAAGCCGTTGCCTGTTGGGGCATCACTGTCGTCAATGTCTTCGTATTCATCTGTATCTTTCCATGTACTCATTTTTGTTTCACCTCTATTTTTTCTTTCAACTGTGCGACAAGTACCTCAACATAGGACTCACCCGAACCGGGCCACTCATACACATACTTCATCATATCCCCCCACACAGCCATGATTGCAAATGTCGTGTCGGCATCTCTATCAAACTGTTTTCGGATGGTACGATGGAAGTTGTTCATGAAGGACAACCTATCGCCAGTAGAGTGTAATGTGTCAAGCAAGTTTTCACGCAATTCGTTCCACTTGTTCTTGACGGTAAAATCCCACCAATCATCTTCTTGATGTTTGATGGTGAATTGTTTGATTGCATCAGCCGTCTTAGGGATGCGCTCAAGGGATGCAACAGCGGCACGCAAGTCGCCACCGTGGTACTCCACTACATCACCGTAGAACGGCTCCCAATCTGTAGGGACACCGCACGACTCAGTGAGGCGTGTAAGATGAGAGGCACCCTGCTCTGCTGATACACGGTGGAATGTGTACACCGTACACCTGCTCTTGATTGCGGGGCGTATCTTGTCTGCATAGTTAGCGGTGAGGATAAACAACACCTTCTGTGCATACTTCTCCATGATACCACGCATTGCGTCTTGTGCTTGATTGGTGAGGCCATCAGCCTCATCAAGCACGACTACCTTACGCTTCGTACCAATGCCGCTCAATCGTGCGAAGTTCTTGACCTC